AATAAAGCCCCCAAAATGTCAGACCCCCCTGCTAGAATTGCAGGTATAAAGAAAGTTATCTAACGAAAGGATAAACTAAAATGATAAAGAATAACCCTAACAATAACCTTATTGCGGATATCAGAAAAGCCCAACAGGCTCGCTACGATAGAGAGGATAAGTCCTTGCTTGACGCATTAAGTCAGGCTAACGCTTACCTTTCTGCTCAATACAATTTAGATGAGGAGGTTAAGTAGTTATGGAACTATACCTAGATTTAAATTCATTCGGTCTATATGCTGACAGCATAGGATTGCAAATCAATATACCTACATGGTTATTGGTTGGCACTATCGCATTTATCTATTCAGTTAAATTAATTAGGAGAGATAGATAAGTGGCTGAGTATTCTGCTGAACAACTAAGACGCAAGGCGCACCTAGACAATGGTGGCAGCCTTGCAGACTATGACAGGGCGCACTACCCAGAGTAGTGTGCTCACTAATTTTTTATATTTTATTTTTTTTAAACATGTATCATACATCTGAGAAAAATATTCAGATTTTATGAAAATAAAAATTTTTTCAGATTTGGCAGGGTATAATAGAAATATGTGCCAACACGTATATAAATACACAGGTCCTGGTTTGTGCGGGTATTGTGGTTTGGATACCAATGACCCTAATTGGGATAACATAAACAAGGGCTACTTTCAGTATAGACAAAAGGTAGGCTTCTTCTATAACACCAACCTCTGGTGGACAATATAGTATATAATGATCACATGGCTATCTTAGATAATATCGACAACCCTTCCTATCCAGAACCTTGGCATAGACAAACCCCTAAAGGCTATGACCCACATTCTAATAACGAAAAAGTTATAAACAATGGTTTGGCATTAAAGGTTTTTGAAGAAGAGGTTTGTGACCATTGTTCATGCAAACCAGTAAACGATCTACTAGAAACACAAACCTCATTTGAAGAGTAACTGTTATACAGGGGCTAGTGAGTGTTGGGGAGATTACAGTCACTTAAGCAGGAGTTTGTTAATTATTGCAATTGTGGCGGGTATAGTAATAATTACCAAATATTTTAAAAAATAGCCATTATTTAGATATAAGACTTCTATACTTATTTAAAAATTTTTTTACTCCAAAACAATTTTTTATATGCATTTGAAAAAAATAAAAGTATTGTTTGATTTGACCTTACTGTTCTTTCTTGTTCTTTTTTGCCACCAATATTTTTTTTCCAAGAATCCCTTTTAAAAGGTATTACTTGGGCAATAGGTGTTCCTGCTGGGATTATTCCTGACCAATTTGGATCTTTTAAAGAAAATGGAAAGTTAACTTCTGAAAAATGCATATCAGTATCTACAATTCCAGGCAGTATTTCAAAAGGTGAGTCTCTGTGCATTGGGGCTACAAATAAAGTAGAATAGCCCTTTGGTGTTTGTATAGACCATGGATTTATAAATTTAGGGGGGCTTGAGAAATCTTTAAATGATGGGTGTTTATCCGCTTGTTCTGGATTATGAAACACTACTGGATCAACTTTTCCAAAAGGGCTATTAAACTTATATGCCCACTTATAATCTGAAAATTTTTCCTTTTTTATAATCTCTATATCCATACAGGTAACAATAATATATCCAGCAGTAATTGCATCAAAAACTGGAATGCATTTTTTTATTGTAGCATTGACTTTTCCACTATCGTTAATATTTCTTTTATTATTTGTATATGATGGTTGATTTTTATACCAATCTGGAATATATTCAGATGCAGGTTTTGGATAAAACATTTCCATTACATTATCATATAGTGAAGTAAATTTAATATCTTTAGACATACAATTATTGTACACTACCACTTCCCAATAGGACATTTAGCCTTTTCAAGGGTAGTCTTCAACTTCATAAAACATCCGCACTTAACACACTGGTTTGTACGTTTTCTATAGAATTCACACCCACTACAAATTTCGAGACGGTATTGGGCAAGTTCCTCTGGTGTTCTGGCAGAACCATTGAATAAATCCCAAACCCTAGCGTCATCACCCATACATTGATTATACATGATGTGGTAAAATAAAGATATGACCAATAAATTTGACAAGTGCTATTTTTGTGAAGAAGAGAGTCTTTACCTACAGCCATATGACTATAAGATAGTTGATGTATGCAAAAAACATTTTAGTATGGCGCTATCCTCATGACCCAATACAAGGTTTTTGACGAAGCAGTAATTTTGACGGTAAAGACAAAGAGACCTGAAAAGTGGCTATTAATAGATAGAGAAACTGGGCAGGTATATCAAGGAAATCCCAAAGGACACTGGGATATATTAAAACCATACGTAAAGGATGATAAGAAATGATAAAGGAACTAATGTTTTCTGTTTTGGCCATATTGGGACTTTTGCTAGTTGCAAAGTTACAATCTAAAAATTCTAAAAAATGGCATAGAAAATGAAAGAGTTAGATTTTCTTTTAAAACCAGAATATATAGATAATTACATAAATCAAAAACCTTTTAAACTTGAAGAAAAAATCCCATTTGATGTTACTTGGGATGAACTTCTCACATTAATTGATGAAGACTTTAACTATGCTATAGAAAATAATCTTGAATATAATGAGGGATGGAAGCGTGCTGATAATCCTTGGCACAAATATGCTAAATCAGGATATGGTTTTAAATTATTTAACACAGAAAGAATCAAGGCGGTAGAAACAATTAAAAATACTCTTTTAACCATATTTGATCCATGTACGTTTGAAGGAGAAATACAGTCTATTCCATCTTTTATTACTTTTGCTACAAATAAATTACTTGGTAACACCATTCATTATGACCCTACAAACATATTTTGTTGGCAGGTACGTGGAAAAGCCGAATGGAGCATGTACAACAATGAAACAGAAGAAATAGAATACACCTTTCTTTTAGAAGAAGGAGATATGGTTTTTTGCCCATTTAAGAAAAAACATAGCGTTTTGCCTAAATCTCCTCGTGCAGGAATTTCATTTGGACTTGGTCATTTAAAAAGTGATAAAATAGGTATACTATGAGCGATGACCAAGTTACAAGCAATGACCCGCCAAAGCAGTGCTGCGACAAATGTATTTGTGAAGTTTTACATTCATCTGTCCCACCAATTGCTCTTGACGAACTAGAATAAGTTAATCTTTTAGTATTTTACCTTCAACTAGTCTATTATAAAGGTTTTCAGCCATATATGCTAATGATGGTTGACTTTGTTCGATTGATTTTTCAATTTCATCATTTGCCATACCGCCTCTTTGACAAATATCACGATTATCCTGATTGATGCTATTGATCATTAAATTAATAAATGTAGCCTTGTCTGTTGACATTTTTTTTACCCCCTAGGTATTTGAATATAATTATATCAGAAAAACTTTTAAATTGCAAACCATTGTAGCCACATATAGAGTTAATACACATATTGCAACATACTTGTATGCGTAGCATACATTAGAGTTGGTAGGAGGTTTGGCATCTCTATTTTCGGCTTTGTTGTTTCCCGCCGAAATATAAAAAATTAATGTTATAATTATACTCATGACTCCACAAGACTGGGCTGGATTAATTTTAACGCTACTATCAATAGTCGGAGTTGTTGCAATCGGAGTTAGATGGATTATTAAAAAATACGTAGAAGATATTATTTACGAAATTAAACCCAATAATGGCTCGTCGATGAAAGATCAAATTACCAGATTAGAAAGTAAAACTGAAAAAATTTTCGACCTTATGGTTGAGCATTTAAAAGATCATTCTAAGTAACTATATATTATATATAAAGATATCTTAAAAACTTATTTACAGTATATTCTTTTCTTTATATATTTTAAGTATACACTATAACTCCTGGATTTTTCGAACTTTACCGCTAAACTTTATAACAACTTTATAACAATTTTTTATATGTCTGGTTTATAACGATTTGTTACAATTGTACTATTTTGATAATATATAATGTTATAATTTGATTGCTAGCACCTAGGTTGCCCCCACCCCCCCACTGCGCCTAGGTGTTTAGCATATTTTATGGTATAATCAAATATTATGTGCGTATCCACAATTGAAAAACACGGTGCTACACCAGCCAACATTCAATGGACAGTAGTCCGTGGAGATAGCGCAACCCTTAAAGTAGAGTTTTTTGAAGATGACGAGACCACTCCTTATGACACCTCATCTTGGACCTTTAGCGCAACCTCTTATGACTCTAATGGCGATATCCTAGATGAACTAACAACTATAGCCGATGATGGCTATGTAGAGATTTTTGCTCCAGCATCTATTACTACAAACTGGGGTGCTAATAAATACCGCTCAGTTGTAGCGGAACTACAGTTTGACTTACAGGTCGTAATTGAAGGCGGTAGCGGAGAAGATGCAGATACAGTCTGGACACCAGTAATTGGAACTATCTGTGTTTTAGGAAATGTAACTCCAGGTTTATAATGCCAATAGTAAAAGTATCAGCCAAAAAAGATAATCTTGCACCAGTTATAAAAATTGGGGCAAAAGTATTTAAAGTTAAGAAGTAGAGGTTTCCATGGCTAAAAGCATGGATTTTCCAGTTAATATAAAAAAGAAAAAATATTCAGAAACAATACAAGAAACTCATAGTACTGGAGTTCAGTATGTTGCCGTTCCTGGAATACAGGGAGAAAAGGGTGAGACTGGTCAAAAAGGAGATAGGGGTGATGTAGGTCCAGAAGGTCCCAAAGGCCCCAAAGGTGATATAGGTCCCATTGGTCCCAAAGGTGAAAAAGGAGATCCTGGCAAAGGTGCTGAGGGCTACGATAGCCCATCTGGACAATATCCTGGTTGGGCATATTATGCTAGTAAAAAAATAGGAACTTTTAAAGTTGGTCCAGAAAGAGGAGAAGATGGCTGGGTTTCTTTTTTCTTAGACATAGATAATAGCCAAACCATTGAAACATATCTTCCAAACAAATCAGTTTCTTTATTAAATGAAGTAGCAAAAAATATTAACTTAAAAACACTTAAAGTAGGATCAAAAGTGGAAGTGAGATATGATTTTTGTTTAGAGACCTATTCAAATAACACAGAGGTCTGGATAAGAACCCTTTTAAAAGATGAAGAATTATCTCCAATAGGATATGTAGGATTGTTAAAATATCAATATCAATACGACCTTTCTTATTCTCAAACCATTTTTATAAATAGTGACAAAATTAAAAACTATGGTGGTATACCTCAAATAAGAACAGATAATGAGGGGTCTTTTACTTTAAAAGGCATACATATAGCAGTATCATAATGGTATAATGGATCAGGAGGAATAATGGCATTTCCAGGAACTTATAATTTTAATTACTACCGTGGCGACACATCTCAATTTGTTATTCGCCCTAAGACGGCAAATGGTGAGGCTTTTGATTTATTAAACTATACCGCTATTTTTACAATTGCAAATTTTCGCCTACCTGGCGCTACCCAATATTCAAACGCTCAAGGAATGACTGCGGTCGTAAATGCAACAACCGATATTGTTACTTGTACTATAACTCCTGCAGGAGGTAATTTACTTAGCGCTGGAACATATGTTTATGACGTTCAGATTACAAACGGAACACAAGTTTACACATTGTTAACTGGATCAATTACAGTAACAAACGATATTACAGGTGCAGCGTAATGCCTGATGTTTTATTAGATAACGATGACATTACAGTTTTAGGCCCCCCAGAAACTATAGAACTTTTAACAGATATTGGTGCAACGGGAACTAGAGGCAGTCAAATATTTGTTGGTGTTGGCGATCCAAATGTTATTGAGATTGGGCAAGAACCAAGATTAAATGATTTGTATATTAATACATCACCAGGTGCAGATTATGGATATCTATACCAATATGTCTCACAACCTGGAGCAGAAACTTGGATTGAGATTTTAGAATTAAACCCAACAATTTATTCTAAAAATTTTTTAACTACCTACTCTGGCGGAGAGGCTTCTATAACTATTCCAATTTCAGACATCGTTACTCTTACCGCTACACCATTAGTTGCTGAAAATTTTAGTGTTCAATATAATATTGTAAATGATAATCCAGTTGCTTCTTCTATGAGCATACCCGCACTTGTCGGGGACGGAGAAGATTTAGTAATAAACTTTAAGGCAGTTGAACATAGAACAGATGTTGATTCTGGCCCGTATGGTGATTGGGCGGTACTGGAAGGTCAAGTAACGACACACTTACATATAACTATAATTGGAGTGGATGAAGAATCTTAAACTATATCTTTGTGATATAATTCTAGAGAGGTGATATATGGCAGCAGAATCGATAGGTACATTAGTACCAACTAAAATTCCAGGATTGTCCAACGCTGCCGATATTCAAGCAGCCTTACGCCTATATCATTATGGCGACGAAAATTATAACCCCGCAAATGCTTCTGAAGGTTCTTTAGTAAACCCATCTATTGCTTACACAATTAATAATTTACAAAGTCAAATAACTGCTATTGACATTGGATCAACATTAAAAGCAACAGACTTTGCTGCTAAAGGTGACCTACTTTCTGCCTCAGCAAATGATACACTTTCTATTTTATCTGTTGGAAGTAATGGAACGGTTTTAACAGCCAACTCTGCAACGGCATCAGGCTTAGCCTGGACAGCCCCAGATGTTACTCTTACTAACACCGCAACACTAACTAATAAAACATTGACTGCCCCAGTTATAAACATTTCAATAAATCAACAAGGATCTTCTTATACACTTGTGCTTTCTGATAATGGAAAAATGGTTGAAATGTCAACTTCATCAACATTGTCAATTCCAACAAATGCAGCGCAAGCCTTTGCAGTTGGTGCACAAATTACAATTCTTCAAACTACCTCTGGACAAGTAACAATAGCAGCAACAGATGGTGGAACAACGACGGTAAATGGAACTCCAGGATTAAAATTAAGAGCACAATGGTCATCTGCCGTATGTATTAAACGTGCCACCGACTCTTGGGTTGTTCTTGGAGACTTAGTTGCATAATGTCAAGACTAGGACCCGTATTATCATCTGCTGGTCGTAAACCAGGAACACCAACAATTGGAACCGCAACCGCTGGTGATGGGCAAGCGTCTGTAACATTTACAGCACCAACATATTTGGGTAAACCAGATTCTTCTTTAACTTATACAGTAGTTTCATCTCCTAGTTCAATTTCACAAACTGGATCTGGATCACCAATTGTAGTTACTGGATTATCAAATGGAACTGCATATACATTTACAGTAAAGTTAAGTAATACTGTTTTAGATTCTGACTTTTCATCATCAAGTAATCAAGTTACACCAGTTGCCCCAGTACCAACACCACCATTTTTCCCATCCTTCCCAACTCCACCTGCACCAACTCCAACACCACCTGCACCAACACCAACTCCACCTGCACCAACACCAACTCCACCTGCACCAACACCAACTCCACCTGCACCAACACCACCACCATGTGCCGATGGTTGTAGTGGAAATGCTGCATGCTTTAATTGTCAGTGTAACCAGGGTGGAAGTTGGGTTAACGGAATTTGTATAGCATGATATACTTAAACATAAAAGGAGAAGTATATGGCAATTAAAAAATTTGCAGGGATTGTTGATGGAGATATATTTTCAATACTTACAATAGATAGTGAGTTTAGCACAAATGAAGATTCAAGCGCTGGAGAAAGACTTATTGCGGGTTTTCAGTCTGATCCAAAAATAGTAGAAATACCTTCAGACTTAGATGTTAAAGTAGGTTGGACATGGGACGGTAATAATTTTATAGAAGGGTAATTGTTTAATGGAAAAAGAATCTGCTTGGAAAAAATATAAAAAAAATCTTGGAGATACTAGACCTTGGCACCTTGTTAATTTAAAAGATTATGTTTCTGAAGAAATATCTAATAACAGATATTCAATATGTATGGAATGTCCAGAATTAATAAAATTAACAAAACAGTGCAAAAAATGTGGGTGTTTTATGGCAGCAAAAACAAAGTTAGAAAAGGCAGCATGTCCAATAGGTAATTGGTAGCATGAAATCTCCATATTTGTTAAAAACTATTTTTCCAGAAAAAGAGCATAAAGAATTACAAAATCTTGCTATGTATTTGTGGTCAACAGACAAAACTACCTTTGATGAAAGTTTTGGAAGACATCAGTGGACAATCTGGGAAGGGGATCCTAAAGAAAATATAAAACCATTAAAGAAATTTCATGAAATGTTGCTACCACTAGCAAAAGAACAGTTTGAATCAGAAACTCTTTTGCCATCATGGTCTCTTATAAGTATTTATGAAACCAATAAAGCAAAACTGTGGAAACATAAAGACGATAATGCTTGTACATATCATATGAATTATACTATTTTTCATAAAACACCCTGGGATTTTTATGTAGAGGGAAAAAGGTTTCAGCCAGAAGAAAACGACATGGTAATATCTTATGGAAATGATCAAGAGCACTGGAGGCTAGATTTTCCTAATCCAGAAACAAATTTAGTTGCAAATGCTTTCTTTTTTTATGTAGAGCCAAACCATTGGTTTTTTACTGAAGGTCCACAGTATTTATATACAAAAATAAGAAATAAATAATGAAAAAACTATTAGTCAGTGTTGTAAATTATTGTGATCCAGAGTTTTATTCAACAATATTTTCTTTGTGGAGTCAAGCAAAAAATAAAAAAGAATTGTATTTTTCTATTGTGTCAGAAGATAATAAACAATATAACTTATCTTTTATACCAAACAAACAATTATTTTATAGACATTTTGATTTATCAGAATATAGAGGTGGAGTTTGTTGGGCTAGAGAATTAGCAACACAGGTAGATATTGAATATGATTATTTTATACAGTTTGATTCACACACACATGCATCTCCAGGTTGGGATGTAATGGCTATTGAAAGATATGAAAAACTAAAAATTAATGATGAAAATTTTATTATTTGTTATGCCCCAGCAGATTACGAAATAATGCCAAGCGGTGCAATTAATCTTGATGCAATAGTCAAATCATCCATGTACGGTTCTTTTTTTGCTGAATTAATTCCAGGCTTTAAATTTCCAGGATACAGTGTATTAGAAATAGATCAAGTTGTGCGTTCATATTGGGCAACATGTTGTTATCTTTTTGCACCTAAAAAATGGGTTAACGAAGTTGGAATTAATGATGAAGAATCTTTTAACACAGAAGAGTTTGCTTTATCATTAAGAACTTATGCAAAAAATTGGAAAATATACTCTATTGGAACAAGAGATGTTTTTCATAATCAGTCACACCGTCAAGCAAACGGTTCGGTAACAAGAGAAATCCTTAGACCTTGGGCAGACGACAGAAAAGAACCTTATTGGAAACATGTTGAAGAATCAACTAACAGGCTTTCTATGTTGATGTCTGGACAACTAGACGTTCCAAAAGAAAAAGTTTCTGCGTTTTTTATAGAGTCTGGAATAGACACAAAATATTTAGAGTTTATTCCAAATTATGTTTCGCACGTATTTGTAGAACATAGATCTCTTGGGATGCCTCCAAGACGAGACAAATAAAAACCCTCCAAACCAAAAGCAAGGAGGGTATTTTTATATTTAATCTTTACGCTTTACATGGATACTTGTTGTACCATTCTTGGTACCGTGGTCCGTTCACAGAACTCCATGCTGACCAATCTTTACCACCCTTAGTCATGTGAAATGTTATTTGTGAATTAGTAACTGGGTTAAATAATTCAACGTTAGAGTCAAGATCGAATTTTTCTCTACGATCAGGACCCAGTTTTCCTATCATGTTTATTTGAAATACTCCATAAGAACTATCTCCAGTTTCTGAGTTGCCATTAAAAGCAAAAGGTCTTCCATTAGATTCAGCCTTTGCAATTGCACATGCTGTTCTTAATTTATCACCTTTAAACCCTATAGCCTTCAATAGGTCAACTAACTGGCTATCAGTTAATTTATGAGCATTTTCATATTTTTTTAATATACTCTCCTTAGAAACCAGAAAAGCCCCTGTAGGGGCTGGAACGGCTTCAACGGATGGTTTAGTCAATAAATTATTATCTAAAGCATTAGCAGAATTGCTAAAAGGCGCAACCAAGCCAACGATAGATAGTAACCCCAACCAAACCTTTTTTTCAATGTTTCTCATTAGTGTTACCTCCTTAGAAACAAAAACTACCTTTCGGTAGTACATTAATTATAACATGATTTAGGGATTTAAGTCAACTTTATCAATATACCCGAACATTTATTAAAAATATTACAGTATGAAGTGGTATAATAATAAGATTATGGCAACTGGTGTAACTGCAAACTATGACCTTCCTTATCCGCTTTCTAGCGATCCAGTAGATATTCATGGAGATTTACAAGAATTAGCAGAGCAAATCGAACTTATCTTGCCTATTCTTGTAAATCATACAATAGAAGTTAGAAATATAAGTGGTTCAACAATTGCAAAAGCAACACCAGTTTATGTAACTGGATTTAATACAAAAACAACAATTGAAAAATGTGATTCCGATAATATTAGTACATTTCCAGTATTAGGATTAACAAGTTCTGCAATTGCAAATAACTCAGATGGCGTTGTTACTATCTCTGGAGTAATTCTTGATGCAAATACAACTTCTTTTACCGCTGGAAATGTTCTTTATGTTGCAGATGGTGGAGGACTAACAGCAACACAGCCAGCAACTGGTTCTGGTGCGGTAGCAATAGTAGGAAAGTCTAACGCAACAACTGGAATATTAGTTGTTGGTCAGCCAAAAGGCAACGGCACATGGGGATCACTGAAAGCAGGTTTATCATAATGGCAATACTGAGATCACAACAACAAAGTTCTTATTCTGTTGGCTTAACACCACCTACCGTAACTTGGACGGTAGTTAGAGGAGACACTGCAGCATTTAGAGTATATGTAACAGACGACAATAAAGATCCATTAGTTATTGAAGACTGGAACATTGCAATGGAAATTAAAAGACCAAATACTAAACCAGGAGAGTTTACAGATGATGCAGAGTTAATTGTAGAATTAGCACCTTCTCCAACAGAAACAGATTTAGACGGAGAGTTTACAGTTTCACTAAGTGCAAATGATTCAACAATGCTAGAGACTGGCGATATCTTTGATATTGAATTAAGTGATGAGAGTAGGGTTTGGACGGTAGCCAGAGGAACAATGATAATTATTGAAGATGTAACAAATAGCGAGTCGTAATGGCTTTAGCAATAATTATTGATGAAACTACACAAAGAACCAAAAAGATTGAGTCAGTAGATTACGCAGTTGCTAAAATTATTCCAATAAACACTGGAATAAAAATTAGTGAAATTTTACCTTTTAGAATTAGATTTACTACAATTGGAATACCTTCTCCATATTCTGGAGTACCTGGAATTGGACTTCAAATTATTGGAATTAATAACTATATTCTTTAATAATATGATATAATTCCTATATGGCTAAAGTATCGCTCTCAGCAGTAAAAGCATTATTTCAAACTGGAGATAGACCAACCCAGGAAAACTATGTTGATTTAATTGACACCCTGTCAGCACAAGCAACAGATTTGGGTAGTTCTGGAAATAACGAATCAACAATTAATGGCATTGAAAATTCAACAGTATTTGACAACTTTTTAGCAAGCGAATTTAGATCAATGAGATATGTAATCTCAATTAAAAAGACTTCTGGAGGCGCAAATAAATATTACGCCACAGAGATGAATATTCTTGTAGATGGAACAGGTGTTTCAGTTACAGAATATGCAACGATAGACAACGATGGGAATATTGGCACCATCTCTGTTTCACGGGCTGGAGATACAGTTTCACTAACTGTTGTTCCAGTGGGAGGACAAACCCCTATAACTCTACGCTACATGCGTATGGGATTAAAGGCTTAACCAAGGAGATAAAAGATGGCAACCGTAACAAAAGATTTTAGAGTAAAAGCGGGACTGGTAGTTGAAGGATCAACTGCGACCGTTAACTCTCACGATATATTAACAGAAGCATTAGTAGACGCAAAAGGTGATTTACTAGTAGCATCTGCTGCAGACGCAGTAACTCGTCTCGCCGTTGGAACCGATAACTATGTTCTTACTGCAGACTCAAATGCAACAAATGGAATTGCCTGGAAAGCACCAGCAGCAGTTGGTGTTTTTGAATCAAGCATTGTGTTTGAAGGCGCAACAGCAGATGACTACGAGACAACTCTTACAGTTGCAGACCCAACAGCAGATCGTACAATTACACTTCCTAACGTAACAGGTACCGTAGTTACATCTGGTGATACTGGTACAGTTACAGCAACAATGCTTGCTTCAGATTCAGTAACTACCGTAAAAATTACAGATGCAAACGTAACTGCAGCAAAACTTGCTACAGATTCAGTAACTACAGCAAAAATTACAGATGCTAACGTAACAGAAGCAAAACTTGCTGCAGACTCAGTTACAACTGCAAAGATTACAGACTCAAACGTAACAGCAGCAAAGTTGGCTGCAGACTCAGTTACAACTGCAAAGATTCTTGATGCTAACGTAACAGATGCAAAACTTGCTGCAAACTCAGTTACAAATGCTAAGATTGCAGATAGTGCTGTAAATACAGCAGAGATTGCAGATAGTGCAGTAACCACAGCAAAGATTACAGACCTAAACGTAACCACTGGCAAACTTGCAGATGGCGCAGTAACCACAGCAAAGATTACAGATGCTAACGTAACTGCTGGTAAACTTGCTGCAGACTCTGTAGAAACAGCAAAAATTGCAGACGGTGCAGTAACCTCAGCAAAGATTGCTAATGACACAATTGTAGATGCAGACATTAATTCTGCTGCTGCAATCGCTCAGTCTAAGATTGCAAATCTTACAACAGATCTTGCTGCTAAGTTAGCACTTGCTGGTGGAACAATGTCTGGCGCAATCGCAATGGGTACAAACAAGATTACAGGTCTTGGAACTCCTACAGATGCAACAGATGCAGCAACAAAGTCTTATGTAGACTCAGCAGCACAAGGTATTGACTGGAAAGCATCTGTACGAGCAGCAACAACTGCTAACGTAACACTTGCTTCTGATCTTGAAAATGGAGATGTCCTTGATGGCGTAACTCTTGCTACTGGAGATCGTGTTCTTGTTAAAGATCAGTCAACTGGTTCAGAAAACGGTATCTACGTTGTTAAGGCATCTGGTGCCCCAGATCGTTCAACTGATGCAGATTCAGGTGCAGAAGTTACTGCAAACTTTGCAGTATTCGTAGAACAAGGAACTGTAAACGCTGATCAAGGTTATACATTAACCAATAATGGTGCAATCACAGTTGGAACTACAGCACTTACCTTTACTCAGTTTACTGGTTTAGGACAAATTGTTGCGGGTACAGGATTAGACAAGACTGGAAACACTCTTGATATTGATTCAACTGTAGTAACATTAACAGGTACACAAACCCTTACAAACAAGACACTAACATCACCAACATTAACAACTCCTGATCTTGGAACTCCATCAGCAGCAACTTTAACAAATGCAACTGGTCTTCCAGTAGCAACTGGTATTTCAGGTCTTGGAGAAGGCGTGGCAACATTCCTTGCAACTCCATCTTCTGCAAACCTTGCATCAGCATTAACTGATGAAGCAGGATCTGGAACAGTAGCATTTACTAACAGTCCAACCTTTACTACACCAACTCTTGGTGCAGCAACTGCTACAAGTATTGCTCTTCCAGATGTTCTTCTTGGATCTGCTCTTGCTACCGCTTCAACTTCAGCAACAACAATTGATACATGGTCAGCAACTACATACTCAAGTGCTAAATATATCGTACAAATGAAAAAGGGTAATGATATTGAAGTAATTGAATTACTTGTTACAGTTGATGGAAACAATTCCGTTTACTTAACAGAGTATGCAGATGTAATCAGCAATGCTGAACTAGGAACAACTAACGCTGTTTACAGCAGTGGAAACGTTCTTCTTCAGGTAACTGGTGCATCAGCAGATACTGCTGTTAAAGTAAGCAAAACTTATATCGAAGCATAAATAGAAATAGAGGTCGGAAGTGGCAACCGTAAATAAGGACTTTAGAGTAAAGCACGGCATTAACGTTGCCGAAGGCGGTACTTTTGGAGGAACTGTTACAGTTGCCACACCTACTCAAAATGCACATGCAGCAACAAAACTATATGTAGATACAGCAGTTGGAACCCCAACAATTGGAACAACAAAGCCAGCAACTCCAGCAAATGGAAATTTATGGTTTGATACATTAACAGAACGTGTACATGTTTACTACAGTGGTGAATGGCTTGCAATTGCAACATTAGAAGATGCAGAATCACTTCAAGATCACATTCATGATACAGCAATTGACGGAAATGGTTTAATCGTAAGTACTTTTATTAGTGGTGGAGCATACAACGAGCCAGGAGTTCTTGTAAGTGGTGGGCTATATAATACAGCATCATTTGAAGCAACATATGATGGTGGAACGGCTGTTGATAATTTTAATTAATTATCTGTTATAATATATACATACACCAAAGGAGTAATAAATGGCAACCAGAATGCAGCAACGCAGAGGTACTGCGGCTCAATGGACATCAGCAAATCCAGTATTAAATGCTGGTGAAATGGGGTGGGAGTCAGACACAAATAAATTTAAAATTGGTGATGGAACAAATCACTGGGCAGACATAGACTATTTTATTGATGCCAACTCAACTGCAAATCCTGCTTTTGGTACAAGCATTACTTTTGAAGGCGCTACCGCCGACTCTTATGAAACTACTTTATCAGTAGAAGATCCAACCGAAGATCGCACAATTACAATTCCAAATGCAAGTGGACAACTTGTTCTTCGTGATACACATGAAACACTTACAAATAAAACTTTACAAGGTCCATCAATTTCAGGACTTATAATTTCAGATAGTTCAATTGTTGTGGAAGGTGCGACAGCAAATGCATTTGAAACTACTCTTCAATTTACAGATCCAACCGCAGACCGTACAGTTACAATCCCTGACGTAACTGGTACAGTAATTACAACTGGCAACCTTTCAGATATTACAGCCCTTGGAATATTTAGTTCAACCATTACAATGGAAGGAACTACTCCAAATGATTTTGAATTAACACTTTCTGCAGGAGATCCAACTGAAGATCGTGTAATTACTTTCCCAGATGCTAGCGGTACAGTAATTACAACTGGAAATATGTCCGATATTACTAATACTGGAGTATTTTCTGGTCAAATTATATTTGAGGGTGCAACACCAAATGAATTTGAAACTACTGTGCAAGCACAAGACCCAACAGCAGATCGTACTATTACACTTCCAGACGTAACTGGTACAGTAATTACAACTGGCAACCTTTCAGATATTACTTCTGTTGGAGTACTAAGTACATCAGTTGTTTTTGAAGGTACTACAGCAAACGATCATGAACTTACTCTTGCTGCGGGAGATCCAACCTCTGATATAACTATTTCATTCCCTGATGCAGCAGGAACACTTGTTGTTGATACTGCTACACAAACCCTTACCAACAAAACACTAACAAGTCCACTAGTAAGCAATCTACAAATTACCGATGGAAGCATTGTTCTTGAAGGTTCTACACCAAATGATTTTGAAACCACATTAACTGTTGTAGATCCAACTGCTGACAGAACAATTACAATTCCAGATGCTTCAGGAACAATTGCTTTTACAACCGATATTACAGTTAGCGCAACATCAACAAATACATTTTCTAACAAATCTATTTCTTTAGCAACAAATACTGTAAGCGGAACAACAGCCGAATTTAATACTGCTCTTTCAGATTCTAACTTTGTTACTACTGGAGACACTGGAACAGTTACAAGCACAATGATTACTGATGGAACTATTGTTGATGGAGATATTAATGCCTCTGCAGCAATTGCTCAGTCTAAAATTTCTGGATTAACTACAGATCTTGCTGCCAAAGCACCTTTAGCAGATCCAACATTTACAGGAACAGTATCTGCAGCAAATTTAACACTTAGTGGAGATTTGACTGTAAGTGGAACTACAACAAACATTAACTCAACTAATTTAGTTGTTGAAGACAAGAATATAATCCTTGGAGATGTAACATCACCAACTGACACAACAGCAGATGGCGGTGGTATTACACTTAAAGGCGCAACTGATAAAACCTTTAACTGGGTTGACGCTACAGACGCTTGGACATCTTCCGAGCATATTAATTTAGCATCTGGAAAATCACTTTATCTAAACGGTACATTGTTAAAAGATGTAGCAGAAACCTTAACAAACAAAACTTTAACAGCCCCTAAAATTAATCTAGGACTTAATGCTCAAACTGGAACAACATACACACTTGTTTTAGGTGATGCTGGAAAAGTTGTAACAGCCTCTAATGGTTCAGCAATTACAGTTACTATTCCACCATCAGGTGATGTTGCTTACGCAACTGGATCACAGATAACTGTTCTTCAAAAAGGTGCAGGCCAAGTTACTTTTGCACAAGGCTCTGGAGTTACTATTAGAAGCACTGGTGCAACCGCTACTGCTCCAAAACTTCGTGCTCAGTATTCTTCAGCAACATGCGTATATGAAGGTTCAGATGTTTGGTACGTTGTAGGAGATATTAGTTAGTTTAATTAAAGAACGGAAAGGGTAGGTTAATGGCAACAGATATTCTGGGCACCATTAGTTCCTCTGCGAAGGGTGCTCCTGGCATCCCAACAATTGGAACAGCAACTGATGTGGGAACATCTCGTGCATTTAACAACGGTGCTGCCACTGTAACCTTTTCTGAAGGAGCAGGAGCGCCAGCAACATCTTTTACAGTTACATCATCACCAGGTGGTTATACAGCAACTGGCTCTTCTTCACCTATAACAATTGAAGGATTGCAATCCAATACATCTTATACATTTACCGTTAAAGGAAATAACCTATCAGGTTCATCACTTGATTCATCTGCCTCTAACTCTATTACAGCAACTACAGTACCAGCAACACCTTCTGCACCAAGCGTAACAACTTCAGCATTGAATGATAATGTTTCTTGGACTGCCCCTGCAAATGGTGGTAAAGCAATTACTGGATATACTTGGGCATCTTCTGATGGAAAAGGCGCTACAGTAGGTTCAGGAACAACAAGTGTTAATGTTACTCAAGAAGCAAATACTTCACAAACTTATACAGTTTATGCAACTAACGATAATGGTAACTCAGGAACCTCAAATGCATCAGGTAGTGTAACTACTCCTCCATTTTTTCCACCATTCTTCCCACCGTTCTTCCCATTCTTCCCACCATTCTTCCCGTTCTTCCCACCATTCTTCCCGTTCTTCCCACCATTCTTCCCGTTCTTCCCATTCTTCCCACCGTTCTTCCCATTCTTCCCACCATTCTTCCCGTTCTTCCCACCATTCTTCCCGTTCTTCCCAGGTTTCGGTGGCGGTAACATTATATTCCAGTAAGAACAGTAACATTATGTTTGGTTAATCTTTTTTTAAACAAATAAAAAAATAATAAAAGTAATAAAAAATAATATAAATTAAATATTTTTTATTACTTTTATTGTTTAATAAATAAAACATTTTTTTATGATACAATATAATAAAGAGACGGAGATAATTTATATGATATATGAAGATGAAAATCAAATACCATGGTTTACTAAAGATAGATCAGAAACATCAACAAATAGATATCCAGTAAAAACTATAGGAAATAATATTGTAGTTGAAAATCCAGAATTGGGTATAAATTTATACAGAAATGTATTTTCAAAAGAAGATTCTGAAAGATATATAAAAATACTTGAATCTAATTTAAATAGTGGCGGTAAATATAAGTGGTCAGATGCAACAGTTACAAACTCAGAAAAACCAATAAAAAAAGCAAGAGATTGTGTTGATTTTAAATATAAAAAAGAAAATTTAGGTTTAAGGAATGAGCATAATGCGGAACTTCTTGATCTACATGAAGAAATATATCAAAAATTAAAGTTTTGTGTTGATGATTATGCAAAATATTGGGGAATACATATAGTATATTATGAAGCGTTTAATTTTGTAAAATATGAGGGTGAAGGTAAACACTTTAATATCCACGCAGATCATGGACCAGCATATAATTGTACAGTTTCTGCAGTAATATATATTAATGATGATTATGAAGGTGGAGAGATTAGATTTCCAAGATTTAATAACTATACTCATACTCCAAAAATAGGGGATATCTTGCTTTGTCCATCTAACTATATTTACGAACATGCATCTTTGCCAATGAAAAATGGAGCAAAATATTGTGTTGTAGTTATGACGGACATCAATGAATTAGGACATAAGTAGTGTCTTTAGTTGTTAAGTTTAGATCATTTAGACCTTGGTTAAATAAAAAAAGTATTTCTGTTCCAGTTCCAACACAAGACATAATTCCCCAATGGTATAAAGATGCAGATAGATTTGCAAAAATGCCAAATGGAGAATATTATAAAGCACCAAAAGAGGTTTGTCCTTTTCCAAAGCCAGGAACCAAAGATGATTACGGCAAGATTCCAACCTGGAAGGCTTGTCCAGCAATTCTAGATGCATTTATGACGGGATATACTTTTAAAACTCCATGTGACTTAACATTTTTTAAAAATTCTAAAGGCACAATTGATGTTAAGGTAGATGATATAAAGTTTAAAGATTTTTGTAGCGCAAGGCCAGCAATGCCACAATTTGAACACCCTAAAGGATTTTATAAAAACCATTTTGCTTGGATGCCAGATTGGGGAATAGAACTACCAGAAGGCTATAGCGCTTTATTCATGACGCCCATGAATAGATTTGACTTACCTTTTATAAATACTACTGGTATTGTAGATTCAGATAAAGTTCATCTTTTAGGTAGTTTTCCATTTTTTATTGCAGATGGTTGGGAAGGAACCCTGCCTGCAGGAACTCCTTATCTACAAATTCTTCCATTTAAAAGAGAAGATTGGCAACATGAAATTGATATTTTAAATCAATCAGAAATGTATGATAAAATGGTAAATAATGCAAGTTTTTATAGACAGCCTGACGGCGGGGTATATAAAAGTAAAGTATGGACAAAAAGAGAATATAAATAGGGGGATAAAATGCAAACATGGACAGAAAAAGAAAGTCTTGGACAGGGAATAACCTGCTATCGTGGAGTAATAAAAAAAGAATTTGATGTAATTAATAGACTTGAAAGCACTTTGGGTTCTGTTGCTGGGTATGGAGAGTTATCATCAGAAGGAAAAGCATACCATTGGATGCCAGCATACGTAGGTTATCAACAATTAATGCCTGACTATAGAGATTGTGTAGATTTTAAATTTAAAAAAACTGATATAGAACAAGATAAAAGTGAAGATTCACTAAAACTACAGGAACTCTGGCAAGACGTTTACGATGCTCAGGCAGCAGCCGTTGAAGACTATAGACGAGACTACAATATTATGAAATTAAAATATTGGGAGGCTTTTAATTTTATTAAGTATGGTCCAAAACAACATTTTAAAGAGCATCATGATCATGGGTATTCTTATAATTGCACAGTTTCTTTAGTTGCATATGTTAATGATGACTACGATGGCGGAGAGTTGTATTTTAGATTGCAGAATTTAAATATTAAACCAAAGGCTGGAGATCTTTATATATTCCCCTCTAATTTTATGTATCCACATCAGGCAATGCCCGTTCACTCTGGAACAAAATATTCTATTGTAACAATGTTAGACTACAGTAAAAAATATCACACACCAGACATGTATGATCCAAAATGGGACAATGAGTAGTGTTAAATATATCAGTTGAAAAAATGCCTGGGTGTAATTTTGTTATTACTCCAATGTCAATTAAAAGAGATTGGATGGATAATACATCAGAAAAACATGCATACAGGTGTTTCCCAGTAACTCAGGCCAATGTTGTTGGCTGGAGCCTTTCTTGTTTGGAAGATATTGATTTTATTTGGGATGGGATTAATGATCAAACTAGCGAACATGTTGAAATATTTAGTCCTTCGGGGGCTTATGGCGGAAGAGGACAATCATCAATAAGTTTCAATACTAGTTTAATTTTTAAAACAGATAACGATATAAGTATTTTAACAATAAATCCAGTTAATTATTTTAATGAATATTTTGAAACAATGTCAAATATAATTAGTACTTCTTTTTATGATAATCCATTGCCCTTAGCAATTAAAGTAAAAAAGGCAAATGAAAGAGTAATTATAAAAGCAGGAACTCCATTAGCAACTATAATTCCAATATCTTTAACAAATTTAAATAATACTACAATTGAAATGTTAGAATGGAAAGACGAAGAAAGATTAAGAACAAATGCAAATATTTCATATGGCGAGGCAGCACAAAAAATAAATTCTACTGGAGGTTGGACTGATTGGTATAGGGATGCTATAAATGAAAAGGGAGAGTCTTTAGGTAATCATGAGGTTAAAGTTTTAAAACTTTATGTAAAAGATAAATTACCAAACACAACATTATGAGTCAATTAAATACATCAAATACGTATATTCTTAATGAATATCTTAACAAAATTAAAAATGAAAAAGTATATCATTATTTATTGACAGTATGTAGAGATGAAGAAGAAACAATAAGGTCTATTGTATCTTTTTACAGTTTAGAAGAGGCTATAGAGGGATATGAAATGTATCAAGATGCAGGATTTGCAAAACAACATCAAAAAATATCTTTATATTATCCAAACGGGAAAGTTGATACTAAAATTTTAAGAAGAAACCATGCTGGAGATCCATCTTTTGTTAGGCAAAACTATATAGATACTGTCGAGGCGTTGCATTCAGTTAAAGATAAGTTAGATAAAAAAGATTATGAGGAGTTATGTGTTAAAATTGTAACCTCATTTGCTAAGGATAATTGGAGATTTGACCCAAATAGATTTTTAAAGCAATTAGAAATACAGATGGAGTTATAGGGGATATAAAACCCTATGATATAATAAAATTATGGACAAAACGCAGGCATCGGTAGTAGTTAGAAAACCTTCAATGACACCTTCTGGGTGGTTTGGAAATAGTAAAGAAATGATTGTTGAGTTAGAAAACTTTATGACTCAAGAAGAAATAGATTTCTTAGAAAAGGCTGCTAAGTCTATAACTATATGGGATGTAACAGAAACACATGTTAATGAAAATGGCACAGTTGTATACGATTCTGATTATTGGAAAGATAGGGTTGCAACCTCTCCAACATTAGATAAAAATGATCCTAAAATTGCACCAGTTATTGCTGGATTGTTTCAAAGATTACAACCAATTGTTGAAGAGTTTTATAAGGTAAAAGTTATTCCTACTGGCACAACTATTGTTAGATGGCTTCCAGGACAATTTCAAAATCCTCATGCAGATAAAGAATTACATGAAGGTCCAGATGCTGGACTTCCTAATGATTTTCCAAACTATGATCTTTCAAGCCTATTTTATTTAAACGAAGACTATGAGGGTGGAGAGTTATACTTCCCATTGCAAGGTGTTCAGTTTAAACCAAAAAAGGGTGCAGCATATTTTTTCCCAGGGGATATGAATTATGTTCACGGAGTAACAGAGATTAAGAGTGGTATTCGATACACCTGTCCATTTTTTTGGGAAATTATAGAACATACTGGAGATAGAAAACCATGAATTTAAATAATAAAAAAAGATTAACCAAAGATATTGTAATTTATGAAAATTTTATAGATGAAGATACTTGTGCAAAATTAATAAAAGTTTTAGACAAACATGCAGATGCTGGTAAAATTACTTGGATGCCTATATCTTTTTATGAATCTTACTCATCTGTATTGCCAAAAGATAATGATGAAGATGTTATTAATGAAGGTCTTAGTCCTAATATTTTTTCAGAAATTAAACAAGGAATTATAAATGCAGTTGCAAGTGTTCATGATCTTGATCCAAAAATAATTTGTCAAATTGGATATCATACACAAAAATGGGAGCCAGGGGCTTACGCTAGAATTCATTCTGATAATACAGATGAACATGGAAATTCTGGAGCGTTTACTAGAAGTAGGTATGCAGCATTTTTATATTTAAATGATAATTTTGATGGAGGCCTTTTACAATTTCCAAATCAAGATTTAAATATTCAACCTAGAGTTGGAACGCTTGCCGCATTTGATGGTGGATTTAATAATATGCATGAAGTGACACTTATTACTAATGGTGTTAGATATACCATAGGTTCTTTTTGGGATGACCGTGAAGAAGATGCATATCCACAAGAACTAAGAGATGCCTGGGCAGCAGAAATGAAAGAAACCAGAGCAAAACAAGAAATTGAAAGAGCAGAGTGGCAAGAATTGCTTAAGCAAGGGTGGAAAATAGACGTGTATGGAAATAAGTATAAACCAGAGGAGATATAGGATGATTAATAACCTTAAGCAACAATTAGCAAAAAATAATTATGAATTTGAAGAAATAACAGAAGAGTTATTATTAGTTAAAAACTATCCATTAAAAGAAGAAGTAGATTTTATATGGAGTAAAATTAATGAAGCATCTCAAGCAGATTGGGAAGTGGAATATCTATCAAATTTACCAAGATTTTGTATGGAAAAATTTGGTAGAGATGATGTTGAAAATCTTGTTGCTGAAGGCAAATTTGAAATTACTCAAAACTGGGCTGATAAAAATTTAAACATTTCACATTATAAAGAGTATAAGCCTTTTTATAAAAGACTTAATGACATGGTTGTAGAATCAGACCCAAGTACACATTTAAGCGGTTTTGCTACTATTCAAAGAATGCAGCCTGGAATTGAACTAAAACACCATACAGACCAACATACTGATCCATCAATTAAATACGCTACAATACTATATCTTAATGATGATTACAATAAGGGAGAACTGTTTTTTGAAAATCTTAATTTAGAATTAAGGCCAAAACCAGGAGAACTTTTAATTTTTCCAGGAAATGAAAAATATGAGCATGGAGTAAGACATGTTGGTGAGGGACCAATAAGATATGTTTTGGTTGGCTTTATAAAAGAAGTAGACCACTATGTTAAAAATAAATACTAAAGGAGAATGCCATGGATAAAGAAATACTTGAAGAAAAAGTCTATTATTACACAAATGTAATAGAAGATCCTAAAAAACTTGTTGAAGCAATTGAAAATGATAACAAGAATCCTTGGGGTGAGTGGATGGCTTGTAGTGGACAGGAATATGTGTATGGAACAGATAAAAATATTGTCGAGTCATTAGAAAATGATTATATATATAAAACATTACAAAAAGCATTTGATGATGTAGCAAGAGACTATGCCAAAGCACAAGGAATTACAGATGAGCCAAAATTATTCCCTCAGTATCCAATTAAAAAATATATGCCTGGAACATACATGGGGGCTCACTTTGACCAACAAGAGGGTGACGAAAGACTTAAAGTTTCTTTTGTTATGTACTTAAATGATGATTATGAGGGTGGAGAAATTTCTTTTACAATTGCCTCTCCAGAAGGAGTATTGACTCAGCCTAGCCCAGAGTCAGATTTTGAAGAAGCAAAAAATAATGGAAATTATAGTTTTTATGTAAAGCCAAAGGCAGGAAGTATTATTGTTTTTCCTCCTTCACCACCGTATCACCATACAGCACACTTAGTTAAAAGTGGCGAAAAGATAATGGTTCCTCAACACTGGATTCACTAGGTCAGTATAGGTGAAAACGGCAATAGTAACTGGTGCTAGCAAGGGTGTTGGATATGCAACTGTAAAACTTTTATCTGAAAATGGATATAAAGTTATAGCAGTATCCAGAAACTTATCAAAAATTTCAGAATTAATTTCAGAAAATGTTGAAACTTATAAATTAGATATAACAGATTTTCCAGAAATAGAAAAGTTTTTTGAAACTTACAAAGATATAACTATTGATCTTTTAGTAAATAATGCTGGAGGTGGGGTCAGTCCTACAAAAATAATTAATGAAACTCCAGAAAATTTTAAACGGGCATATGATGTTAATGTAACAGGGCCAATGTATTTATCTCAATTATTTGTGCCATGTTTAAAAAGGTCAGAGTCTGCAACTATTGTGTTTGTAACGTCTTTTGGTGGAAAGATTCCTTATTGGGGAGGGGGAAACTACACCAATGCTAAACGTGGGCAAAGAGGTTTGGTGGACACGATGAGGTTAGAATTTCCTGAATATAATATAAAAATAACTGAAATCTGTCCTGCTACAATCGATACTCAAGAACAAAAAAGAGATGACGCCCTATCTGCAGAAGATTTAGCAAACGCAATTTATTGGGTTGGATCTCTGCCAAAACATGTAAATATAAATCAAATAGAGATGTGTAATATAAATAGTCGTAAGTTTTGATAATGAGTACAACTTTTACTTTATATAAGTACTTAACCCTAAAGTAAACATTTACTTTATTGTTTACGTGTAAATTTTTGTTTTAATGTTGTGATATACTAGGATTACTTTACGATTAGTAAAGCGCTAATAAAATTTTTTAATAGAAAGTTGGAAAAATCAATGTTGGATATCTTTTCTTTTCGTTTGTCAGATGAGTTTGTAAACAAATACTCTACAGTGCCAGCACCTTTTGGATTTACAGACGCAGGCTCTAACTCACTGGGGGAGATCACCTTTATACGAACATACTCCCGTATGAAAGAAGATGGAACAAAAGAAAGATGGCATGAGGTTTGTAAGCGGGTAATTGAAGGAATGTACTCAGTACAAAAAAACCATGCTAAAGATAATCGCCTACCCTGGAATGACAACAAAGCACAAAAATCTGCCCAAGAAGCATTTCAAAGAATGTTTGAATTAAAATGGACACCACCAGGTCGTGGTTTGTGGGCATTTGGAACCCCCATGACTATGGAAAAACGTAATTCTGCTTCCCTTCAAAATTGTGCAATGGTATCTACTCGTGATATTGATCGTAATGATCCAGGAGCCTTGTTTGCTTGGGTAATGGATGCTTTAATGTTAGGTATAGGTGTAGGGTTTGACACTATTGGTCAAGACAAAGAAATGCCTATTTATGCTCCAACAGAACCACAAAATATATGGGATATTCCAGATACTCGTGAAGGATGGGTAGATTCTGTAAGAATGCTTTTAAACTCATACCTGCGACCTAATCAGGCTATACAGAAGTTTAACTATGACCTTATCCGTCCTCTAGGTGCCCCCATAAAAGGCTTTGGAGGGGTTGCTAGCGGTCCAGCACCACTTATTGCACTACATAACAAGATAGACGCAGTAATTGGTGGTAGAGTAGAAGAAAAACTTGATTCCAGAGCAATTGTAGATATTATTAATCTTATTGGTACATGTGTTGTGTCTGGAAATGTTCGTCGTTCTGCTACCTTGGCTTTAGGATTACCAGAAGATAAGGATTTTATTAATTTAAAAAATGCAGAGGTTTTTCCAGATAGAAACTCATTTGATTCAAAAAATCCAGGATGGGCATGGATGTCTAATAATTCTATTGCTGCAGAGGTTGGAACAAAATATGAAAACTATGTTGATTTAATTGCAGATAATGGTGAGCCAGGATTTATTTGGCTAGATGTTGCTAGGGATTATGGAAGACTAGCAGATGCTCCAGATTATAAAGATTCTAGAGTTATGGGATTTAATCCATGTGCTGAGCAACCACTAGAGTCTTACGAGTTATGCACTCTTGTAGAAGTTCATTTAAACCGTCATGAAGATAAAGAAGATTTTCTTCGTACATTAAAGTTTGCATATTTATATGGCAAGACTGTTACGTTAATGCCAACACATTGGCAAACTACAAACGGAATTATGCAACGTAATCGTCGTATCGGAACATCTCTAACTGGTATTGCTTCATTTGCAGACACAAAAGGTATGCCAGTAATTCGTGAGTGGATGGACGAAGGGTATAAAAAGATTCGTGCATACGATCACTCATATTCAGAATGGTTATGTGTACGTGAATCAATTCGTGTAACTACCGTTAAACCTTCTGGCTCTGTATCATTACTTTCTGGTGCAACTCCTGGAGTTCATTGGGGTCCTGGAGGAGCATTTTATCTTCGTGCTATTAGGTTTGGTAATACAGACCCAATGCTTCATTTATTTAAAGCGGCAGGGTATAAAATTGAAGCAGACCTAGTATCTGCAAACACTTCAGTGGTATATTTCCCAGTAGCATCTGGACATCCAAGATCTGAAAAAGATGTAAGTCTTTTTGAAAAGATTGGTTTGGCAGCAACTGCTCAAAAGTATTGGTCTGACAATGGCGTATCTGTAACTCTTTCATTTGATAAAGAATTAGAGTCTAAACATATTGCTCCAGCACTCCATATGTATGAGGGTCAATTAAAAGCAGTATCATTTTTACCAATGGGCAACAAGACATATCCTCAACAGCCATATACTCAAATAACAAAAGAAGAATATAATGCCTATGTTGGAACAATTGGCAAAATTGATTGGTCTGCTATTTATGATGGCAAGGACAATCTTGATGCTGAGTCTGAGAAATACTGTTCAACAGACGCATGCGAGATTAAGTTATATTAGTTCTCATCCTGCTATAATAAGGGGATAGGAGAAATATGTCTACCCCATCAAATTTGTATGCAGAAAAAATATTTGCAGAACACCCATTAGCACTATGGGCACTAGATGGCGCAATTGACTATATTAATTTAATAGATTCAGATTATCAAGACATAGAGGATTCTTGGACGGTAACTGGTGGAACTCCTTCTATAGAGTTATCAGATGTTAACGCTCCATTTCCTACAGTAGAAGTAAATAAATTATTAGGTAGCGTCCCACCTTCTGGCACAGGGGATATTGTTTGTATTAGTCCAGATTTGATAAATTTTTCAGATTTAAATAATAGTATGGGTACTTTTTGCATAGGCGCCCACGTATATATTGATAGCCAATATATAGACTCTATTTCCATTGGATTTGAATATACAGACACAACAACTGCATCTATAGTTCAAAAATTAAAAACATACCCAATAACATCTACAAGTAAGTGGATTTTTGTTTCTCAAACATCTGAAATTGTTAACGAAAATACAGGGCTAAGATCAGTTATAAAAATTACATCTACTGTTGGCGGATCAGTTTCAACAGATTATTTATATTATATAAATGGAGTCACAGTTGGTCAATGGTCTGAAGAGTTTAATCATTCATCCCTTGGCCTTACACCAATATCAATGCCAGCAACAATTGCATTAGACTCAACACAGGTTGTGTCTTCTCCAGCATACGGATTGTCTGGAGACGCTGCTTATTGTGTTGTTGCAGACAAAAGATTGCTTGCAAAAAATACTAGCATCCCTCTTGTATACGGAGCATCAAATGTTACAACACTTAGTCCAAATCCAAATGGAGAGCCTTCTTTAATTATTCCAGGTAAAGGGTTTTTAAACAAAGTCGGTCAACATAAAGAATATACTGTTGAGTTTTGGTTAAGAATAAATTCCGACTCCGTAACATCTAAAAAAATCTTTGGCCCAATAGCATCAAATGACGGCCTATATGCAGACAATGGATTTTTAACTTTGGTAATTGGTAATGACTTTGTTTCTCACTATGTTGGTGAATGGTTCAGACCAATGCTTATTCAAATAAGATTAATTAGAAATGCTACTACCTTGGTTCTTAATGGAGAAGAAGTTGCTTCTTTAACTATAGAAACAGATAATTTAGTTTTACCAGAAGAGTATGATGAGTCAGACAAAAGTCAAGATTGGCTAGGGTTTTATTCTTATTCAGATATTAATCCAATAGATGTTGACTGTGTCGCTATATATTCGTATCAGGTTCCTATAAATGTTGCAAAAAGAAGGTGGGTCTATGGTCAAGGCGTAATATCTCCAGAAGGCATAAACTCAGCATATGGAGGCACTGCAGCGTTTATTGATTATTCTTTTGCAGACTATACCGCCAACTACTCTTACCCAGACTTTGCTGAATGGCAACAAGGATCTTTTGACAATCTAGCAACAACCTCTAAAGTATTAAGAACACCAGAATATGTTTTACCAGAAATATATCTATCAGACAAAACTTTAACAGAATTATATCAAGACAATAAGTCAATTCAAAATAGCGTTTCTGGGCCAATTGATGATGAAACCTTTATAACTTTTCGACCAAATAATTCTTGGAATGCAAAAGCATGTTATTTTAATTTTACAAGTTTTAATATTTTAAATACTCAGATTGCTACTTTTTATGGAGTGTTTAGCAATCATAATCTTGATTCAACTCAAACACTATTTAAAGTATATAATTCAATTAATAGCAACTATTTTGTAATCCAACAAGACGAAGACGTAGTTTCTTACATTTTAAATTATAATGGAGTAAATGAGACCGTATATACTTCAGAAACAATTGAGGAGCATCAACTTTTTTCCGTAGGTATTAATATAAGTTCTTTAGTAGACACGTACGGAGGAAACCTTGCTACATTTTTTGGAAATAGAAATTCTTTAAAATTATATGTTGGTGGAGATGGTTCTCTGTCTGGAACATTTTTAGGAAGAATATATTCTGTTGGTTTTTCAACATTAAAAAATTCATTGTCGATATCTGATTATTTTAATAGCGACGGTATTGCAACATTTGACGACTTATCAATTAGCGGAGTAACAGAAGAAGAAAATGCAATTGCTTTAGTTGAACATTTAGCAAGTTACACCCTTTTGCCATTAGAGTCCTACGGGGCTTACTTTTTAGATATTGGTGTTTCTGGATCCTGGCAAGACTATCTTCCACTATCTTATTTTGGTCAATACGTAACTAACGATGCTGGCAATCAATTTTATGATTTAGACTTTTTACAATTTAACCTTAGCGCTCCATCCCCCACAACTTTAGCGGAAGAAGAAGTAATTTCTTCATGGACCTATGAAGATTTATATCAAAATTATTTTCAACCAGTTCAAAGAACATACTATGATTTTGATAATCAGTTATTAACTGGTTGGAATAACTATGAAGATGTAGAGCAAAGGTCTACAAAAACATACACCTACGACACCACCAACTCTGTAATTAAAAGTTATGTAACTTTGCAATATGTGCAAGATGGGGCAAATCTACTTGATAGTAACTTTACAACAATTGAACCAGTCTACCGTGATTCAATTATAGACATTGATGAGTATCCAGATTGGGAAACTACAAAATTTGAGGTTGTTAATAATGCACTTATCTATCCAACAAAGACGGTAGATTTTAATGAGTTGGCAATTGTTTATCATTTAGAGTTTAATGTTCGTGGAATATTAAATAAGCCAGTTTTATTAAGCAAGTTAGAGATTGCTTCTCAAGCGTTTAATGATAACTCATTTAACCCTGTTGGCACTAGGTTTGGTATTGATTTATTTCCATATAAACGTTCAGGAATTTACTTTGACTATAAGTCTAAAAATCCATTTACAATTTATAAAGGAAGCACTCCATATCTATATTTAACAAAAGATTCTGGAATTCAGGTACGTGGAGAGGTACTATCCTTGGAGAGCCGTGGAATTTCTTTACCTATAAATCAAACCCTGTCCTCAGAATATTTAATAAGTGCTATTCAGATGTGGCTTCGATACTCTGAAACAGAATTTCCTCCAGTTCCTACAGAACTATTTGAAATTATTTATAAAGAAGATACAATAAAATTTTATATAGTAGCAGATAGCGACACTGGTTTAAGGGCAAGAATTTTTGCAAAAAGCCTTTTAAATAATCAGGTGGTTGATAATATAGTTTATTATTGGAACGGTTCTATAGTTAGAGAGCCAGTTCTAACATCCAAGGAATGGGGCGTTTTAGGTATATCTTTTGCCTCTGCCCTTAACTTTGACGAATTCTTAGGATCAATAAATATTAATGGTCCAGTATTATTTAATAATGTTTCTTACTATCAAGCAAACAATTTACAACAAGTTCAAAAAACAATAACAAGACCTTGGATAAAGGCTAAAACAGACGGTATAACAAATTTTACGTGGGACTACTACTTTAATAATGACTTTACATGGAACAGGGTATTAGTAATAGGATCAACAGACTTATATGGTGTAAACCCATCAGAAGTGTATAAAACCTATCTTGGAACAAATAAAATCATATTTGACGATAACAATGGCTTAAGCCTAGACTCAGATAAAATGAAAATATATCAAGATGTCAGTTGGTCAATAAATACCGCTTCAGCACTCTAATATGGTATACTGATGGTTATGGATAATGAGATTCTTAAAAAAGTTGGCAATGTACGGCGCAAAGTAATAGAAAAAGATTATAACTGGGGCCTGTATGTGTACAAAAAATCTAGCGGTGCCTGGTTTACTGACGGCAATGGAAGCATATTAAACATTCCAGCAGAGCGTGGAGACATTTCTAAGATTGCAGAATTAAGAAAAGTTGCTTTACATTACGGTGATGATGGAGAAGGAAAGGCAGTTTTTGTGCCTGGATTAACAAGAATTAGCGAGGAAGAACATTCTGAACAATTAGACAGAATGAAAAGTGGTTTAATTCCTTCCATGAATGATCATGGTGCTTGGGTAGCAGCACGACAAACCTATGATAAGTATGGTAATGATGAGTGAAGAATACGTAAGAGTTGGTTTAAATACCCAACCAGAACAAGAAAACGCTTTTACACAACAAGATCCATTTAATAAGTCTTGGGATCAACTTAAAGATTTTGGTGGACTAGATCAAAACTTCCGCAGAAAAACTGCAAGGAACGTAACTAAAGCAATGAATTTTGCAACAAATCAATATCTTGATTCTGCTAACGCAACACCATCTGGTGTAGATGCTGGATCAAAAGCAATTAATCCTGGCACGGTATACAGAAATGGATATGGACTATTTGACGTAATTACTCCTCCATATAACATGTATGAGTTAGCGAACTTTTATGACACATCATTTGCTAATCATGCTGCTATTGATGCTAAGGTAGAAAATGTAGTTGGTCTTGGCTACCGCTTTGACATTGCAGATAGAACAATGCTAAGGTTTGAAATGAACGAGGATCAAGCAGCAGTTGATCGTGCTCGTAATCGTATTGAAAGAATGAAACTTGAATTAAAAGACTGGTTAGAGAATCTTAACGATGATGATTCTTTTACAAAAACAATGGAAAAGTTTTACACAGATGTCCAGGCTACTGGCAATGGGTTTCTTGAAGTAGGTAGAACTGTTACGGGGGAGATTGGCTATCTTGGTCACATCCCAGCAACTACAGTTCGTGTGCGTAGATTACATGATGGCTTTGTCCAGATCATTGGTAATTCTGTAGTTTACTTTAGAAATTTTGGGGCAAAAAATAAAAACCCGATGACTGCAGATCCACGTCCAAATGAAATTATTCATTATAAAGAATATTCTCCATTAAATACATTTTATGGTATTCCAGATATTATAGCCGCAATGCCGTCTTTAATTGGAGATCAACTTGCCTCACAATACAACATTGATTACTTTGAAAATAAGGCTGTTCCAAGATATATCGTAACCTTAAAAGGTGCCAAATTGTCATCTGACGGTGAAGACAAAATGTTTAGATTTTTGCAGACTGGACTTAAGTCTCAGTCACACAGAACCCTTTACATTCCGCTTCCTGGAGATACAGAAAATAATAAAGTTGAGTTTAAAATGGAACCTATTGAAAATGGTATTCAAGAAGGATCATTTAAAGAGTATCGTAAACAAAATAGAGATGATATTCTTATTGCTCATCAAGTGCCTATCTCTAAACTTGGAGGTGCAGACTCAGGTATTGCTGCTGCCCTTTCACAAGATCGTACTTTTAAAGAACAAGTTTCCCGCCCAGCACAAAAACATCTTGAAAAAGTTGTTAACAAAGTTATTAAAGAAAAGACTGATATTCTAGAACTTAAGTTTAATGAGTTAACCCTGACCGATGAAATTGCTCAATCTCAAATCATTGAGCGGTATGTAAAGACACAGGTTATGACTCCAAACGAGGCTCGTGAAAAGTTAGATCTTCCACAAAGAGCCGATGGCGATGAGCCATTTGTAATGTCTGCAAGACAAACAACTGACTCAAGGGCAAACCTGGCAGGAAATCGTCAAAGAGATGCAGAACGAACAAATAACAACTCTGACTCCACAACAACCATTGCTGGTCGTAATGCACAGGGTGAGGGTAGATCATCTCAATAAATGAGATAGTCGTAAAATAGTTTGGTATAATGGATAACGATATGTTAATAAATAAAGCACATTGGGAAACTAATGGCGACAGCGTTCGTCTATCAATGCCTATTGGCAAAGTAGATGTTGAGCGCCGAATAGTATCTGGCTTTGCAACTCTTGATAATGTTGATAAGCAAGGCGACATTGTAACAACCGAATCCAGCGTTGAAGCATTTAAAAATTTCAGGGGCAACTTAAGAGAAATGCACCAACCATCTGCAGTAGGAAAGATAGTGTCATTTAAAGAAGATCGCTACTTTGATCCATCAGTAAAAAAGTTTTATAGCGGAGTTTATGTATCTGCTTATGTTTCAAAAGGTGCACAAGATGCATGGGAAAAAGTATTAGATGGAACCTATAAAGGTTTCTCAATTGGCGGTAATATTAAAAATTGGGATGATGCATATAACGATGATTTAAAGAAAAGTATTAGAATTATTAAAGAATATGATCTATATGAGTTGTCATTGGTTGATAATCCAGCAAATCAATTTGCAAACATTGTGTCCATTGAAAAGGTTAATGGTCAAAATGTAATTAGTGGATATCTTTCAAAGGCAGAAATTGAAAATGTATTTTGGGATTCTGAAGCAGGTATTGTAATGGTTTCAGAGTCTGATAGCGAAACAAGCCCTACATCTGGGAAGCCAATGCAAAACATTGGGTTTATTGAAAAGGGCGATAAGAATAACACAGAAACAATAAAGTTCTTAGTTGATAGTGCTAAAGGCATTAGTACAATTAAGATTACAAAGGAGGTTAGTCCTATGACTGAAACAACAGATGCAGTAATTGAAACTGCAGTTGAAGAAGTAAAGGTCGCTCCAGAGGCACAGCCAGCAGAGGTTGTTGCAGAAGCAACAAATGCCCCTGCAGTCGATGAGGCAGCACCAGCAGTTGAAGAACTTGCTATTGCTAAATCAGAAGATGGTAGTGCAGATTCTTCCGTTGAAAAAACAGAAGAGGGAGAGGTAGCAGCAGTAGAAACTGTTGTTGAAAAATCTAACGAAGCAATTGTTGAAGCAGTTGCAGAAATTAAGAACTCTCTTACAAATGCCTTTGGCGATTTAGCAACAACCGTTAAGTCTCTTCATGAGCAGGTAGTTGCATTAAGCAAGTCTCTTGACAATGTATCAGGTGAGGTTAAAACCGTATCTGCAGAAGTAAACAATGTTAAGGGAGTTTTTAATGAGTTTGGTAAGCGTGTAGATCTTGTAGAGCAAGACACCGCTTTCCGCAAGTCTGGCGATCTAGGCGAGATCGTGCAGTTTGAACCTTCAAAAGTTCAGAAATCCCTATGGGGCGGTCGTTTCCTCACATCAACCGACCTATTTAAATAAGCAATAAAATCACTAGGAGGTGAAAAATAATGTCGGAACAAAATAAAGACCTAGAAAAAAACTATCCAGGCGCAGCAAGCAATTCCACAGCAGAGATTAACTCTGAAGGTGGATTTGTATCTGGTGGTATTGGTGGTGCAACAGGTTTAGATTCAGCAGGAGCGTCTGTAGGATCACAACTTGGTAACACTGCAACTGCAGCATTCGGTTCAACAACTGGAGCAAATGCAGTAAACCCAACAGGCGTAGCAGGTGGTATTCTAGCACCTGAACAGGCTCGTAGATTCATCGACTATGTGTGGGATGCAACAGTTCTCGCTAAAGATGGTCGTAGAGTTACAATGCGTGCTAACACAATGGAGATCGAAAAGGTCAACGTTGGAGAGCGTGTAATCCGTGCAGCAGCACAAGGTGCACCAGATTATACAAACATCGGCGCAACTTTTACAAAGGTTGAACTAACTACCAAAAAGATTCGTCTTGATTGGGAAGTATCAACAGAAGCACTTGAAGACAATATTGAAGGTGGAGCACTTGAAGATCATCTAGTTCGCTTGATGACTAACGCTTTCGCAAACGATATTGAAGATCTTGCTATTAATGGTTTAGGATCAGGCAATGATGCCTTCCTTTCAATCATGCCTGGCTTCGTAAAGCAAACTCGTGGAACAGTCGGAAACGATGCTCACGAATATGCTGCAACAGTCGCAGACGACAATTACACAACATCAGTAATGCAAGGCTTGCTATTAGCAATGCCTCGTAAGTACCGTGCACTTAAGAGCAATCTTAAGTTCTACGCAGGTACTGATGCTTTTGCTGGTATTGTTCGTAACAACGGTACACTTGCAGATGCAATCTCAGCAGCGTTCTCAGACCGCACTGGTAGCACTCAAGCAAATCGTCAAGAATATCTTGATGGTGGAACACAGACACTAGGTAATACACGTACTACTCGTGTACTTGGTGTAGATGTTCTTGAAGTTCCTTACTACCCTGCAGGTTATGTCGATTTGACATTCCCTCAGAACCGTGTATGGGGCTTCCAGAGAGACATCACTGTAAACCGTGAATACAAGCCAAAGAAAGACACCATCGAATACACAGTATTCGTACGTTTTGGTATCCAATGGGAAGAACTAGATGCAGTCGCTTATGTCGACTCAGATAGTGCTGATTCCTAAGATCTAAAAGATCAAATATTAGGGCGGGTAGCGTAAAAACTACCCGCCTTATTCTTATTCTGGTATAATTACAAATAAGCATAGGAGAATTATGAACTTAACAATTGAAGAGTTATCAACTAAAACCGTAATGGCATTAAAGGCATACGCAAAAAAAAATAAAATAGAATTATTTGACGCAACAACTAAACTTGAAATATTAGAAATTCTTGCTAGTTGGATACCGCCAGTAAATAAAGAAGAACGAGTAGAAGAGGCAAACAAGGCAGAAAAATTAACAAACAAAGTAGCCCTACATTCACAAAGAAATCTACACATGGATAGTTTAGGTGCTTTAAAAGTAGGTTATAACATAGTCTCAAAGGAGGCATCGAAAAAGTGGTTAACTCACAGGTTGGTAAGAATAGCACCACCTGAAGAGGTAGCCGCATACTACGGTAAATAAAAATGCAGATATTACGTCTTCCCCCATATCCACTTTCTGTAACTTACACAGTTCCAGACGCTAATGCTGATTATATAATCGTTATTGAAAACGTTGCAGAGTTAACAGAAATTGAAGAGGCTGTAGAGTCTAACGCTAGCAAACAAATTACCTATTCTTTAGACGGTAACTTTATTAAATATGACAAATCATATGCATTAACAATATACGAAGATGGCGGATCATCTGGAGAAATTCTTGTTCGTGGCGACATTGTTGTAGAAGATAATTTAGAAATTATGAGACCTTACGTAGACCCTACACCACTTGCTACATCTGGAACAGCAACAGATATAGCCTTGTATAAAGGTTACGAAAATTTAGCAAGAGCAATAATTGACAGTATTGTTGGTGGATTCTACTATGACAGAACTTATTTAGAAGTAGTTGGTCAAGGAAATGATTATTTACCGCTTTGGAAAAAAACACATAAACTTTTAAAAATATATGAAAATGCAGAATTAGTATACGATATAGAAAATGAAGAAGGTCCAGCCTTAACAGATTATACTTTTTTTATAACTAAAGATAAGACAGCAATTACTAAAGATCCACTTGAAAACGTTGACTCTATAAATCGTGCAGAAAGAAGATATTCTCGCATACCTTTAGGCATATCTGACTCTATGAGTTTATTTGACACAGAAGATAGTGGAAACACCCAAACCGTTGTTCCAGGCGTAGCATTTTCAGAAGGTGCAGATTATATTATATTAGCAGAAACAGGATATAAAGTTGTTCCATACGATATTCAAGATGCAGCACTTATGCTCATTGATGATATTAAATGTGGTAAATTAGATTATTACAAGAGATATGTTAAAAACTATAGCACCGATCAATTTAAAATTCAATATGATGAACGCCTAATTGACGGCACTGGAAATATATTAGTAGACAAAATACTAGATAAATACAAAGAAACGATTATCCGTCCAGGAGTATTATAGTGGAAGACTGTACAACAACAGACTTTCTTTATCCAATGAAGGCTGATTTATATTATCCCATTATAACTCAAACACAATATGGACAAGCAACTAGAGAATGGTTTTATGATAGAACTATTATCTGCAATGCCACCTCTATAGGAGGAGCAGGTACTGAACAAATTAAGCCAGAAGCATTTTTACAACATGAAAACAAACTAATAGCAAGAACAAAAACAGATCCTAGAACATCCTCAACTCAAACAGATAATGCAATCACTAACATTTTAGTTACAAACATTCGTAATGCTAATGACGAAATTATTTATAAAGAAACAGCAGGACCAAGATCTGGACGTGGAACTATTTATGAAGTAGCAACAGTAGATCCTTTTAGTGGGCCATTTGGATCAGTTGAATACTTTAAAATATTATTGCGTAGAACAGAAAATCAAACTATAACAGACTAATGATAATTACAACAAATACCAAAGGCTTTAACAAACAGATGAACAACATTGTTCAATACGCTTTTGGATTTTTAGATGGTGCTCAAAAAGGTAAAACTGTTTTTTTAAAAAACCTAGGTGCAGGAACAATAGAGGCAATGGCTAGGTATGTAGATGTTTCAGCAAGAGGAAATCCAGCAGCACTTCAGCATGTTTATGAGTGGTATCAAGTTGGAAGCCCTAGTGCAAGATTGTTTGATATTAATTACACCGTCAGCAATTTAGGATTAAGTATTAATTCAAAATTTAAACAATCAAAAACTGTTAAAAAAGATTCTAACGTACCATTTTATAATAAAGCAAAAATCATGGAAGATGGTATTCCAGTTAAAATTAAACCTACAAGATCTCCAGTGTTGGTATTTAATGAAGGTGGACAAACAGTGTTTACCAAAAAATCAGTAGTTGTTTCTAATCCTGGAGGAAGTGAAGCAAGAGGTTCGTTTGAAAAAATTATGGATGAGTTTATTTTAAGATACTTTAAGCAATCATTTTTAAGGGCTAGTGGAATATATGACTATATTAAAAAACCAACAATATTTAAGAAAAATATTAAAGTTGGTTCTAGAATGGGCAGATCTAAGGGTATTGATACTGGCTTTAAATGGATTGCTAATGCAAAGATTGGTGTAGAATAGTATTATGGCACTAAATGTATTAAGTCAAACTGGCTTCCCGCCAACCTTTGTAAATGCTTTTGTTAATAGTGAATTAAAAGAGTTTGGCTTAATGCCAACTGGACCAGAACCATTTCAGCCATTTTTTCCAGCACAGGTTCCTGATAGTGTCGAAGGTATTTATAATGACATTCCATTTATCAGAAATAATCCAGATACAACAGTTATTATATTTGATAGGCTTATTAGATTTAGACCAACGACATTTTACAGACATAAAAGAGAGCAATTGATATATTTTATTTATAGTCCAAATCTTTCTAAACTAATTGATACTACTAGGGTTATTATTGAATGCTTAGATAGAGAGGATGCCGCTGCTCAAGACCTAAACCTCTGGATATCTCAAAATGACATTCTTGATGAAAGCGGCAATGCTATCCCTAAAAATGTATTTTTTCATAATATAAAGGTTTATCAAGCAGACGAAAGTAGGGATATCCTAGAATTAGCCTCTGCCAGAACCCTTGCACTCAACAAACTTGTAATAGAGTATGACTATCATACAAGCGGGGCATCAGAAAGATACACATAAAACGGTGTTATAATTAACATGAGGAAACAAACGCCAAACAACTTAATATCTATTTCTATAGAAAGAGGTGAATAAATGGCATACAGTCGTGGAACATCGACCAACATTATCGTTGGCGCTGCAGCACTTTTTGTTGCAGACACAACCCTAACTCCAGGTACTCTGGAAAGTTTTGATACTGAAGAATCATTCAAGGAAACCCTTGCTGATGATGCAGGTTATACAAACGTAGGTTACACCATGAACGGTCTTGAGTTACAGTTCCAACCAGACTTCGGTGAAGTACAGGTTGACCAAATTCTTGACGTTGCTAAACTTTACAAGCAAGGCATGCAGGTAAATCTTGCAACTGCTTTTGCTGAGGCTACCCTTGAGAATCTTCTTTTGGCTCTAGCATTTAACTCAGACGAACTATCTGGATCAAAGGCATCTAACGCAGGACAGGTTTTAAACCTATCAGGTGGAGATATCGG